GTTTATGCGGCGCACAGCGGGACCTGTATAACCGATTTCATTCGCACTTGTGGTTCGGAGGTAGCGGGCAAAGCCCTGGTCGAGGTCACCAAAAGGCATGGGATTTACAACGATCAGTGGAACAAGAATTACCCCAACTTCCTCATGATCACCCATTGGCCGATCTATGCCCGCATGGTAGCGGAGATCACGCCAATGTTGTTAGAACTATTCGACCACAAGGGTATGGACAGCACCAGTCCGGCCTACTTAAACAGGCCCATGATCTATCTGTTGGAGCGGATATATCCACTGTGGTTGATCAAGCAGGATCTGAAGATTGAGGAAGTGCCGTTACTTCATTGCAGGGAGATGGGGCCGCGTGCCCCAGGATGGTAATGCATATATGTCGAGGCTGTGAGGCCCCTCTTACTGCTACCTTCGCCGATCTTGGCCGGTCGCCGCCGTCCAATGAGTTCAAAACGGCAGAGCAACTCAACGGCGGCGAGACCACCTACCCGCTGCATGTCTACGTCTGTGGTCAGTGCAAGCTCGTCCAACTGCCGCCCTATGTGGCCCGGGAGGACATGTTTAACGAGAACTACGCCTACTTCACGTCGGTCGTGCCGTCGGCTGTGGCGCACGGTAAGGCATACGCGGAGCATATGATTGATATGCTCAAATTGAATGGCAACTCCTTTGTCGTCGAGGTAGCCGGCAACGACGGCTATCTTCTACAGCATTTCAAGGGCAAGACCAGCATCTTGAACGTCGAGCCGGCGGAGAGTGTGGCTAGGGCGTCCATCAACTTGGGCATCCCGACAGACGTAAACTTCTTCGGTGACACCGAGGCTGTTGAGATTGCCGACCGATTTGGACACGCCGATCTTATCCACGGCGCCAATGTTCTGGCGCACACGCCATATCTGCACGACTTCATCAGCGGTCTGTCCAATCTTCTGGCGGCGGAAGGGACGATCACGCTGGAGTTTCCCTGGCTGGTCAACCTGATTGCCCAGACGCAGTTGGACACGATCTACCACGAGCACTACTCCTACCTGTCTTGGACGGCTCTGAGGCCGATCTTCTCTAAGTACGGTTTGCGGCTCTATCGCGTGGAGCGCCTGCCAACACTCGGTGGCTCGCTGCGACTATTCCTTTGTCATAATCATTCGCTCATTAAGTACGAAATGTCGGTCTCCGAACTGATCAAAGACGAGCTTCGTGCCGGTTTGGACGACATCGACACTTACACGGACTTCGCCGGCAAGTGCATCGAAGTGAAGCTGTCCCTTGTCCAATGGCTCATGCAAGCCAAATTGAACGGCTGCCGGGTGGCGGGCTTCGCCGCGCCGGCCAAGGCGACGACGCTGCTCAATTACGCTGGCGTTGGACCGGACTTGTTGCCATACATCGTCGACGACTCGCCGGCGAAGATCGGCAAGTATGTGCCGGGTGTCCAAATCCCGATCTATCATCCGGACTATTTGAAAGAGTCCAAGCCGACCAATATCCTCATTCTGGCGTGGAACGTGGCGAAGGAGATCCGGGCCAAATTGCCGTCCAATGTCACGGCAACGGTGCCGATCCCGCGTATGAAGAACGTTGACACTGACCTTCCGGTGGAACCATGGCTATCAGGATATATGCGATAGACATTCGCGACTACGATCACCAGCCGCACGGCAAGATCATTCAAGTATGGCAGGTGCACGACGATGAGCCCCCTGGACCGCGCTACGCTGATTATTGCGCTCTTTATGGGGTGTGGGGTGCTTTTTGCGATGAGCCCCCTTCTCATATTGGCTTCTTCGGCTATCGCAAATATCTTATGGCGGCGGTCCCGCCGGGGGTCGAGCCAGCCCATGCCCCCGGATGGTATCAGTGCGACGAATTCTCCTTCGACCGCTTTCGGGAAGCATATGCGGATGATGACGGATCGGCGTTCCTTCCATTACTGGCTACGCATGATATTCTCGTAGCGCCGCCCTACCCGGTAGACGATGTCATCCAGGACTTCAGACGGTCCAGATCGCCCCGCGATGCCCAAGCGTTATTCTCGGTGGTGAATGACGCCGGCTGGTCCGCCATATCGGATAAGATCTATCCCTACCTGTTCATTACTCGCTGGGAAGTTTTCGACCGCGCCATGCACGAGATGGAGCCGCGGCGCAAGCAGCTGGATATCGCCTGCACTGGCTACGACAGCGACGATCACGCCTACAGAAAGCGCCCCATGGCCTATGTCATGGAGCGGGTCTGGTCATTCTGGCTGCAGAATTCCAACTTGCATATCAAGACGTTGCCTTTGCTCCATTGCTGGCAAAAGCACCCATAACCAATCCTTAACGCAGATCCTTTATCCCCCTTATATCAGGGATGCGCATCCCGGAGGAGATCTCTATGGCTAAGAAAGGTGGAGCGAGCGGCTACGGTGAGGGCGACAACGTCCACTCCGGCTCAGGCTCGAAGGGCAAAGGTGCTCACATTCCGTCGTCCAGCGGTGGCGTAGTTGCCCACGATGGTGGCGATGGTCGTACCAAGGGCGGCGCGGGCGCCTCGGATACCGAGAAGACCCACAACGTTGAGTTCGCGAAGGGTGGCGATACCCCGATGTTCGGCGAGCAGGAGGCTGGTAGCCGCATGCACGACGACAAGTCGCCGTCGACCGGCAAGCCCGACAGTTCTGGCCCTGGCGAGAAGTTCGCCGAGGGCGGCAGCGGCAAGATGTTTGCCTTCAACCCGTCGGTCCCCGCTCAGGCTGGTATCACGAGCGCTCGCTAATGGCTCTCGGGAGTCGGACCGTTGGATCGGTTACCAAGAAGGGCACGAGCCGGGTCAACACGCCTGGCGAACACCCTTCCTTCATTATGGGTTCTCGGCCAGAGAACCTACGGGCGCCGCTGCCTGGGGCCCGGATCAAGCCGATGACTGGCCAGCGCGACTACGGCAAGCAGCTGATCGCGCCAGCGTCTGGTCCGGGTGTGGCATCATTCCAAGGCGGCGGACTAAGGTGAAATTATGCCAATCAATCGCAACCAAATGACTCCGCTGTCCAAGGGCGGCGCGCGCACGGCGCACGCTGGCAAGGGCTCCAAGCAGGCGCCGATGGCCGCGCGCCATACTGTTGCATCGCCGGCCATGCCGGCAGCGAGCCCGATGATGAATAATTATGCCAAGACACCCCCGGCCGCAACCCCGGCGCCGCAGGGTTTGGGCACTGGCAACTTCCCGGGGATCTCCGGCGGACTGTCTTGACAGAAGGCCCCAATCTCGTAGACACCCTTAAGAAGCTCCGGTCCAACGCGCCGGAGTGGTATGACCGGTACATTGCGTTGTTCGAGCAGGATTACAAGTATCAGCTGGCGAAACTGCTCAATGCGCGCGCGGAAGAAGTCTGCCGTCAACAAGGCATTGTAGCCGCTCTATCTTCTCATTTACACATTCTTAATCTGGCCAAGTAACACTCAGCCTGCCGGCAACGCGCCCCAGCCTTGCCGCCTGAAAGAGGTTACACATGGCCGAAGCCCCGGCGCCCATTGATGAATCCGTTGCTGTTCCCCCAGCTGTGAAGGCTGCCGCCGAGCGCGCGAACGCCTATTACGAGCAGCCCAAGGAACAACCTGCAGAGCCGCCGGCGGAAGCCGCGCCTGCATCCCCGGAGCCCGCTCCGGCCCCTACTCCCGAACCCCCGCCCCCCGACCGTGTCGTTGAACTCGAAGCGCAACTAGCGAAGCGCGAGCGCGACTACAACGCCCTGCTTGGACGCAATGCCCAGCAGCGCGAATACATTGCCATGCAGCAGGGGCAGCTGGCGAACCTGTCCAATCCCCGGTCTTGGGCGCAGCCGAACCAGCAGCCTACTCAGCAGCACCACCCCCGCTTGATCACCGAGGAAGAGCGTAAGGCTTACGGTGACGAGGCTCTATCTGTGATGGAGCGCAAGGCCCAGGAGGTTGTCCAGCCGGTTGTCCAGGATATGCAGCGGCAGAACCAGCAGCTGCGCAATGAGCTTCAGCGGGTGAAGAGCAACGACGTTTGGACAGCCCTGTCCGATGCCATGCCGAACTGGCGGGAGATCAACCAGTCCCAGGAGTGGAAAGATTGGCTGACTTTACCAGATCTTTACTCGGGCATGATAAGGCAACAACTACTGAACCAAGCATTCTCCGCAGGCGACGCCGGGAGGGTCCTTGCGTTCTTTCAGGGGTTCCAAGCAGAATACCCTGAATACTCGGGCCAGCAAGCCCAGCCAGCGCAGGAAGTGCCGCCGCCACAAGCGCCCGCACGGAAAGCTGCGATGAAGCTGGAGAGCCTAGCCGCCCCGGGTAGGGCCAGTCCCTCTCCGCCCCGCGCGGACACGGACACGCAGCCGCTCATCACTAACAAAGATGTTTCCCGCTTCTACTGGGACGTGACCCACGGTCGGTACGCGGGACGCGACGAGGCTAAGGCCGCGCGCGAAGCACAAATCCATGCAGCTGTCCGCGATGGACGGGTGCAGATCGTCAAATAGGGCCTAGGGTCGGGCCCCAACGGAGGGCCCGATGGGTATTCCGAGTTCAGGTTTTCCGGGTTCAAGCGCAGGCTCGTCCCCGGCGATCTACCCGGTAGGCAGTGTTAGCAATAACCTGCAGTCGACCGGGTTCGTACCGGAGATCTGGTCCGGCAAGCTGGTGGAGAAGTTCTACGCTTCCACCGTGCTCGCTGCCATCAGCAACACCGACTACGAAGGCGAGATCAAAGACAAGGGCGACCGCGTCAAGATCCGCACTAAGCCTACCATCACCATCCGTAACTACCTGGCTGACGGCTTGCTCGCGCTTGACCGTCCGACCGGTGGAACGGTGGAACTCTACATCGGAAACGGCAAATACTTCTCGCTGATTCTCGATGACGTCCTCGAAGTGCAGTCAGACCTGAACGTCCTGTCGATGTGGTCGGATGACGCTGCTCAACAGCTGAAAATTGCTGTTGACCAAGACGTCCTCGGCGGCATCTACGGCCAGATGGTCGCTGCCAACCAAGGAACTGCCGCCGGTGCAATCACCGGTTCGCTCAACCTCGGCGCTCAGGGCTCCGCCCTCACCGTTGTGGGTCGTAACGCCGGCACAGGCCAGATCGAACTTCTGGACGTGCTCATGCGTCTTGGACAGGTTTTGGACGAGCAGAACATCCCGGAAGTCGGCCGATGGGTCGTCATGCCGGCGTGGGCTGGTCGCCAGATCAAGCAGTCCGAACTTCGTCAGGCTTACCTGTCTGGCGATAGCGTGTCCATGCTACGAAATGGACGCCTGGGAATGATTGATCGGTTCACGATCTACATTTCCAACCTGCTGCCTAACAACAGCACTCAGTCGGCGAACTTCAACACCGGCGAGTGGCCCATATACGCGGGGCATGCCCACGGGCTAACCTTTGCTAGCCAGATCAGTAAGGTCGAGACACTTCGATCCGAACTGACCTTCGGTCAGATCCTCCGGGGTCTCCAAGTCTATGGCTATCAAGTCGTTGACGGCCGCGCTTTGGTTCAGGCACAAGTGACGCCGGGCTCGTAAGTCCTAAGCGTTTCTTAATCATCTTGAGGCAGGCTCCTGGGGCAACCCAGGAGCCTTTCTCATGACCAAGTTTGGCGTTTATCACGGTAAAGACGAGAAATTCCGGCGCGAATATGCCGATGGCGGAACGGTTGCGCCCGGCGGCGGCACCATTTTCGCGGACAGTCGTATGACCCTAAACGATGAGCCGAACGACCAGATGCGGGAGACAGCTGCCGCCAGGAAAGCTTTCCAGCGGGCGAACCCAACGAGTGAGGGCTGATGCCCAACGAATTGGATAGTGTCGAGAGTTACATCCAGGACGCCC